TAGCTAGACGCTTAAAGAAGCTGATATCCTCATCTTCTGCTTCAGTAGATGTACTACTTGCAGCAGGTGCAGCTGAACTATCATCCCAAGGAGGAGATACATCAGCTGCACGCTGAGTATGAGGTTGCACTGGCTGTGAAGTAAGACCAAGAGCCTTATCCAAACGAGCCTTCAACTCATCATAAGTCTTGAAGTTCTTACGATCAAGGAACTCATTCAATGAGTGCTGCTTCTTCCAGATATTTTCCATCTCATCATCAGCGGCTAATACACGCTTAGAATCAAACTCAGACTTATCGTAGTTACGATAACCTTCTACCTGACGAATACGAAGCTTGAAGTTAGCGCCTTCCCAGAAGTCAAAAGGATTGATCTTCTCTTCGCCGTCAAACTCAGGGTTCATTGCATCGGAAATCTTATCGAAGATCTTCTTTCCATACTGAAACAGAAATACCTTACCTTCAGTATCAGGGTTAGCTGGATCCTTGATAACGTAAATATTTGAGATGTAATGCAGGCGACGCTTCTGCTTACGAACAAGTTCCTTATCTGACTCTACTCCAGAGTTCCAAAGACGAGTATTAAGTTCAGATACTGGATCTTTCTCACTAAGAGTCGTTAGAGACTTCTCGATATACCAACCACCAGGACCTTGAAAGCCATGATCCCAAAGGCGAACAAAAGGCATGTCTTCGTTTACAGGTGGTGGAAGAAAACGAATGATTGCTTGACCGTTACCAGCTTTATCAACAGTAGGCTTCCAGAACCGATCATCGCTACTTGAATTGCTATTAGCTTGCTGTGACTGATTGAGCTTGGAAAGCTCGTTAGTCAACTTGTTTAGTGACGCGTCGCGGTCACGCTTTAGTGATGCAAAAGTATTAGACATTAGATTTTTTCTCCGTATGAATCGTATGTTGTGTATTGCGTGTGTCATTCTTGTTCACTTTATACATAATATAGTATCCTTATATATCATGTAAAGCGTTCAAGAGTAATTTTCTTCATCTTAAAGGGGTCAAATTTTACGAAAGGTTCATATTTTTGTAATCTCCTCTTGTATTCTGGCCATATTATACTATCAGCTATTTTATTAGTCCAGTGTGGAATAAACTTTACTACCTTATTAAGTATAACTACCGTCTCAATAGTTATATCATTGTACTGGTATAGTCTCAATAGTTTAGGATATTCACCCTCTACTACCTTTAAGTTCAAATCCAAATCATCATCTAACTTATTGAGATCATTCTTATAATTATAAGTTAGAGATTCCTGTCTAGCTTTCCATCTACTATAGATTTCCTCTGACTCTTTAGATATTAGATCTCCAATCCAAGAATTCTTATCATCTGCGATAAAGTTAGCAACTAGAAACCCTTCCACGTCTTTCTTCTTGGAAAGCTTATAGAACTGATACTTGTCTCGGCGCTTTTCAAATGTTTCGATTCTAGCCGTAACTTTACCATTATATTGAAAATAGTCGTAGTCGCTACTGAAGTGATTCTTCAGTGCGAGGTACTTGGTAAAGGCTTCGAAGGGAGTCATTAGATTGGCAGGCGCGAAGCCTTGGGAAGGAAGTTTAACTTCTCAGCTTCGATCTGAACCTTACTCTTGAAGATGGGAGATGAACGAATCATATCACCAATCATATCCGGTTCAAGGTTATTTTTCTCGCAATAATATAGTGCTGCGTCGATATACGATACGTTCTTCTGAGAGACGATTAGCTCGATCTCACGCAGAACAGTATTAGACGTTCGAATTTTCGGAATCATTTCTTGCTCACTTAAGTTATAAGTGATAATAGCTCATTAGAAATAAAATATCAAGAATTATCTGATTGGCCAGTGCTTATTAAAGCGCTCATAATAAAAAGTTAGATCTTCTTTTTCATCATCATAGTACTCAGCCACATAGTCAGATTTAATTTTAGAATGTATATTTTCGACCAAGGCTACTAACGTTATGTTATCTCTTTTATAGCCAAAATCAAAAATAAGAGTATCTAATATCCATTTCCAATTACCACCTCTTATAATACCCGCTTCTACAAGTACTAGATTCTTATACTGTGTAATATCACATTTTTGATTTTTGAGTCTAGTAATGAATGGTGCAGGGTCTTCATCAGGAAAAGTAACATCTACAGCAATAGGTTTTATAATATCACCATTCTTAGACCACGCGTGACATAGATGCATGGCTACGGTAGCGGAATAGTCAGGAGATACCATCAATACAGCGGTATCGGATGGATCAAATTTTCTATTGTCTATGATTGTTAATAATTGGTTTATTAAGTTGTATTCTTTTTCACGAGTAATAAAGTGTAGAGGTCTCATTTTCATATTATGCCCTATAAAGTGCCGGATTCTGTTGCCAGGCTCCGGTTGCCCCGACTACGCAGCCGTGCGATAGTCAATATTCCAATTATCGTTGGCGTATACATTATATAGCAAAATTGGTGGAGCATCCGAGCTACTGCCTCTCGGGTCCGGTCAGCCAGGCCGCCGTCGATCCTAATTATGCCCCTCAAACGAAGTGTAGGTAGGAACCTATAAGATATTTAGTATTTGAAATGGGTGTATTACCTCTATGAGGATATAACCACATAGGTGGAAAAACTAACAGTCTTCCTACTTTTGGTTTTACAGAGAGATCAAAGTTTAGAAACTCTGTTTCACCTCCCTCTTCAACATCATTTAAGTACCAAAAGAATGCCAGGAATCGTTTGGAAGTACTAATGTCTGTTGCATCGATATGATCGCTAAAGCTATCATTACCATCATTAAGATATCGCTTAACTCTAAACTCTTCATAAGCATACTTTGCTGGCCAGTAAATACAGTCAGGTGTATTACGCCTATACTCACTGACTACTCGTTGCGATGTCTTTAAAATATAGTCATGTAGTTGTTCAAGACCTGGTAGATTTTTATTTCGCGTAATATTCAATTGTGTAAAATTAGGCTTAGAATCATTATCAAAGCGCTCATGATAATCACTATTACGTTCGAAGTTTTTGATAATAAGATCACAGTTTTCTTTCGTGATAACATTATCAAAAACCATACAATAATCTTGTAGATGCATTATCCATTTACCTGTTTGTATTGCTTTACTAGATCGATTAGATTAAAAATATAATTATCACGCTTTTCTACAAACACTTCGTAGTCGTCATCACTTACCATAATGATTACGATTTGCGGTACTGGAATACCTGTACGCTCTTCGTACATTACAGCATAGCCAGATGCTTGCATAAAGTAGTTATAAATATGCTTCTTTTGTTTGATCTTATTGGCTGTCTTAAAGTCGATAATGCTTAAAGTATTTTCGTACTCAGCAATACAATCAGTAGTACCTGCTACGCCGATATAGTCGGAGTATAGCTGAGTTTCAATACAGTGTACATTATCGATTCTCTCGAGAATATGCTTGACGTTATAGAAAAGATTCTTGACGTCAAATGTTACGTTATCTCCAAGTACTTCTTCGTTTTGGAGATAGTTCTCACATAGAGCATGAAATGCTGTACCGCGGCGAGTAGCTTTTCTACTAATAGCATTAGCGGCATCAGCGCCCACTCTAGAACGCCACTCAGCAATAGCCTTAGCCGATTGCCAGCTAGTTACTGTCGTAATAGATGGATACTTTTCACCGGATGGAGTAAGATACCTCCTCACCCCATCCTCGTCTAGTCTTTGTAATTTACCTACTTTGGTATCGTCATAACCAACAATATTAAATTGCTTAGGCGAATCCAAGTCTGTTCTTTTGAATGATGTACTGCTTGACAAAGTCAGATCTGACGATGTCTTGCTCTCCAAATTCGACATACTTAAAGTAATCCATTTCTTTCAAGATCTTGAGAATATCTAGCAAGCCTCTCCGATCAAAGTCTTTTTGGAGATCTGACTGTCTAAAATCACCACATAATACTAGCTTGGAGTTTTTACCTACACGTGTAATAACGGAGTCAAGCTCTCCAAATAGCATATTCTGAACTTCGTCTACAATAACGATGCAGTTGTCTAGAGTAATACCTCTAATAAACGATGTAGACATAAACTCTACATAATTTTTACTCTTAAGTACTGAGTATGCGTCACCGCGATCAAACAGTTCAGTGCAAATTGTTTCGTAGGGCTGTTCATAGACTTTAATCTTTTCCTTCACGCTTCCAGGAAGAAACCCCATCTCGCGAGTAGGTACAACACTACGAACAATTATGATCTTATTATAGTCAGAATCACCTGATAGTACTGATCTTAGCGCAAGATATAAAGAGATAAAGCTCTTACCAGTTCCTGCTAAACCGTGCAGTACCAAATGAGAGTCGCTATCAAAGTGCTTGAAAACTTGGGCCTGGTTTATTGTTAACGGTGAAAAATCTTTTAGTGATGAATTAAATCCCCCATTTCCTATGGTGTTATTATTTGTTTGTTTTAAAACGCGACGCTCTCTTTTGGTAAGTCTTTTTAGCATTAGAACGTATTAACGCCTCCTCCTCTGGGGTGTGCTTTCTTAATTTCACGTAATACATCACGAAAACCTTGGTCGGGCTTGCGCACGCCAAGACTTACTGAATCACCAAAGCCGGGTGCCTTAGTAATAATCTGTACGATTGTTTCTTTGTTTTCTTCTAGGTATTTTTCTTTTTCAGAGATTGACATAAAAAGGTCAAACTCAGTACCATCTACAACATTACGAAAAGAATAATTTGGCATTATTGACTGTATATCCACTTCAATACTTTGTTAATGTATTCATTAGTCTCGATAGGAGTGTTAATCCAAAGTAAATCAGCAATACTATCGGTATAGTACGTGTCTCTTTTGTAAACTTCTAGTACTGTGCGGTAATAGTATTTGTCGCTCATACCAATACCCTGACTACCATGGAGTAGATGGATTGTATATTCTCCATGCTCGAAAGTACTACAATATTCTACTTCCATATCAGGGTCAGAACGAGAAGTAATAAAATGTTTACTATTATCTACGAATAAAGGATTCATCGTCGTCATCGTCTAGTTCCATCAATCGAGCTACATTCTTGGACTTGATTGCGTTATTCAAGTTTCTTTTTGCTCGCTTTTCCAAATAGAACGAGCGATGGTTATAATTTTCATTTTCATCGTCATAGTAATTCTTAGGACTCTTGCTACGGTAAGATTTACTCATGTGGGGATTAGGCCTGGATATGTTTTTTCTACTAGGTTACGGTTAATGTTTTTAAATGGCAGCTTTTTATCCTTGACTGCTACAAGGAGTTCAGCGTCCTGCCTGTCAATAGATTCAAGCAGGTCGATGAAGATCTGTTCACGCTTAATTTGCGTTAGATTAGGGTTACCACCTTCTACGAAGAGATACATCTTACGCATCTCAGAATAGAGACGCCCTTCCTGTCTGTCGAATTCAGTGGGCTTATACGGCGCTTTACCCCTGGGTAGAAGAAACTTAACGTTAGGGTCAAACACGCACTTTAGAATAGTATGAATGGCCGGGTTATCGTGCTGAAGAAGAAACGCTTTACGCTCCTGCAATGATCCTAGTTCGTTAGCACGCTTCAGGATCTCAGAAATACTCAATTTCATTATAATTAATTACCCTCTATGACAAATTCTCTGGCATTATCATCAAACACAATAACCTCTTCAGCTACGTCTTGTAGATCGTGGTGAATGTTTTGAAATCTAAAGATAGTAGCGCGCATAGTTTCACGTAGTAGTCCAATTACCTTCTGAGTATGAGCGTCGATATCTTCAAGACGCTCCTCGTCAATATCTGGCATATTTTCTACCATATCGACAATAAAAACTCTTATATTTCTATCGATACAATCTTCTACTAGTTGAAGTCGCTGCTCGTGTAACTCTTCTGGGGTAGGTACATGCTTAACCGGCTTGGTGGGAAACTTAATAACTTCAGCTGACATTATGCTACTCGTAGTAGAAGCGTATCTTCATTGATACGGTTCGTAATCGTCTGTGGCTTACTCTTAAATTTAGCAAAAGTCTTGAGGATAGAGCTATTAGTACCGCTAAGAATTTGTGAAGTGGCCTCTTCTGGCTTCTTCACACGCTTAGACGCCGTCTTGGCTTCATTATAATTTTGAATACTAGTACCCTTCACGGATAGCTTCTCGTCCTCTTTGGCGACAAAAACTGTCAATCGCTTGTATTTAGTATTATATACTACGAGTATTGTAGCGGTCAAGATCTTTGATGGTTCAATAGACAGAATTTTTAGGGAAGCATCTTCCTTCTTGTACTTGAAGTTTTTAAGAAGCTTTTCAGAACTAATAGGGCGCTTCTTTCTATTCTGACGAACTACCTTAGTAGCTTGTAGAGACTTTCTACAATCAGTCTCTAGCATTCGATGAAACTGAATAATGACTTTTTTCTGCTCACGAGTATACTTAGAATAGTACTCTGCAATGTCGGATTTAGGATTATCCGCTAGTTCAAGTACCTGTTGAATGCGTGGTATGAGGCGGTTATAGATCTCTTTTACAGAAGGAGATTTAATATCCTGACTCTTAATATCATTATATAGGGAGTAATCGTAGGAACCAGTCGTCATAAACTGATCAGTGGCTTCTTCGACATTACTCATAATAGATTCAATCTTGGAGTCTACCGTAGGAGCCTTGATATACGTAACTCGCTTTGTCTTAATCTCAACCCGCTCAGGTAGTTGCTGTTCAAGAAACTTATTGAAATTGTTCATGGTCTTCTCGGGTAGAGCAATATCACGAAGAAGAAGACGAGCGATAGAGCAGAATACCATGGGTACCTGCTTGGACATGATATCGTTAATAAACTCGAGTGAGTAGTTCCTACTCTTGAGGTAAGACGTAAGCCATTCACGTCCCTCCTCGGGAGTATAATTTGTATTATACCAGGAATAGGCCTTGATGAGTTCTACCTCTGGAAATTTAGCATCAAGATTAACAGTGGGCTCATCACCAGCTAGAAGCTTAGCTACGAGATTACGCTTCTCGCGTACCTTAGCGTTTACGGTTTTCATGTTGTCCTTTCGATCTGATTACAATTTATATGATCAGTGAGTATTAAATACAATACCATCAAGGGCACATCCCTATTATAAGCACCGCTGGTAGACAGTGCAATATGTTTATTCGAATACGTAATTATTCATAAAAACAGTTGCATTTGTAATCTAGCTGAGGTATCATCCAAATATGCAAGTTATAGTACACAACATTGCAGACCCTAATAAAGAAGCGATCATTAGATCCGCTACGATTTTCTACGGTAAAAAACTCTTACCTATCCTTAATAAAAAGATTACTGTTAATGTATATTGGGACTACGATCTCGGAGGGGACTTAGAAGCCGAGACCGAATGGACAGATAAAAACATATTTCCTAAAGTATTCAGTATAAAATTATCTAGACGCGTTAAAAACTTCCGTAAGATTATTCAAACCATCGCCCACGAAATGGTACATGTTAAGCAGTTTGCCAAAGGAGAAATTTACGATCACAAGTACCGTAGAACGTTCAAATGGGGTAAACAAACGTTCAATGTCGATACATGCGATTACTGGGAACTACCATGGGAGATTGAAGCTTTCGGAAGAGAAGTGGGACTTTTCTATAGATTTAAGGATTTTTTTGATCTTACGAATAAAAGCCTTGAAAAAGACTTCGAGATAGCGTATAAAAAAGTTACCGAAAAACATGAACGTCTTCTAGCCTTTAATCCTCATTCGAATAGAATGAAAAAGAAGCGAAAGGAAAATACTAATGTTGTCGTCTACGGAAATGATGCTGAAACGCTCTCTCGAGGATGAGCTGACACATATCAAGCTTATGATTAGTAATCAAGTTACTCCTTCCGCTTCCCCTGAAGTACTACAAACAGTAAAGCAATACGTAGAGGCACGCCTATCAGCACTATCCTGAGGTAGTGCACTATGTCTGATAACCGTTTTTTGAACTATCTTGAGCGTATTGCCGAGGCTATACCTGCAGCTGCACATAATCGCAAAGGTCGAGTTCTCAGGACTCGTATTGCAGCCTGTATCGTTTACAAGAACGAAATCGTCTCTATAGGTATTAATCAACTTAAATCACATCCGTTTCAGGCTAAGTTTTCTCGTCATGAGGACTCTATTTTTCTTCATGCCGAAACTGATGCTATTAAGAATGCTCTGAAGCATATTAGCGTTGACCAATTAAGTAAAGCTTCACTCTTTGTCTGCAGGGTCAAGTATGACGAGAATAGTAGGAACAAACTTAAGACGCGCGGTATGTGTAGACCTTGTGAAGGATGTCAACGTGCTATCGCCACCTTCAATATTAGTAAGGTAGTATATACATGTGATGACGGATCTCATAAATACCTCTGATAAACGAGGCGTTTTATGTTGAAATTTGCGCATTTTTTAAAAGAAGCGAATCTAACCGGTACAGGTGTAGAAGGTGACCGGCACTTCAATACTTACATTGCTCCCTGGTTATCAGGTGGTGATAAAAATAAAGAACAGTCACCTGATTACGAGCTAGGCTCATCTCATAATACACGCGCTGGAGTATTACCGCGCGGTACTAGATTTGTAATCACGGGGCATGCTGGAAAAGTAGGTGATACGCACCATGTTAATATTCGAACCGAACATGGTGAAGAAACTACTATACCCGTAACACGAATAAAAAAACCTAATGTTGGTCGTGCTGGTAAAAATCCTGAAGAGGTAGAAGACTATCAAATCAGCACTATTCATAATGCTATTACAAAGCATCTTGAAAGTACCGGTCAGAAAGAGGTAACAATACATTTGCCCGATGGTACTTCAGTAAAGGCAGCAGGTGCGAGAAAAGTAGTAGCTAGCGATTATAAAGGTTTAGGTTATAAACCTAAAGCCGATATGATACTCTACGATAAAGATAATAAACCCATTCACTACGCTTCTCTTAAAGGTCATTCATATCAACAATTCGGCGGTGTAAGTCACTTAGCAGATCATCCAGTTATGAAAAAAGTAAGAGAACTCCTTAAAAAAACAGCTGAAAAAAGATCCGCTAAACATTATGACTTGAGTGCGTCCGATCCTCAGGAAAGAGAAATAATGCAAAAATCTCTTTATGGAAACGCGCATGGAGGTGAGCACGGCTTATCCAACGTACATGCGGTATATCAGGGCGATATTAATATTAAGAAAAATGAAGATAATTCCCTTAGATTAGCAGCGTCTGAAACTTATAGCAATAAAGCAAATAGCACAAAGTCTGATACAGGTCCTGAAATGAAGATTTTAGCGCGACCAACTACCGGTAGATCAGATCTAGGTATCAAGCATACTAGAGTTATGGTAGCTCCTAAAAAACTAAGACCCAATTCAGAAAATATTGAAAATGATTAAATTCAAAACCTTTCTTTACGAAGTAACAATAACAGATACAACTAAATTATCACATCTAGATCATGCATCTTCTGTCGCTATGCATGGAGAACATTTTGATAAAGCACATAACTTTTTATCTCAAATGCATGGATTTATTCAGGGTAAAGGAAAAGCACCCGAAGGGTTTACTGAAAAAAAAGATGGTGGTGTTAGTATTGTTATGTTTCGCCATCCCGAAACCAGTCGGGTCGGAGTTGGATATAAAACATCAGTATTTGCTAAAAATCCTAAACTAAACTATACACCCGAAGATATAGAACAAAATCACGGCAAT